TGGTGAGCCGTTCAGATCCCAAGTACTCATGTCATAGAAGCTATCGGGCAGGATGATAGAATCTGTAGTCCGCCCATCGAGTTTGGCATTTTCGGCTTTTTGAGCAGCCTGAGCAGCTTTTAGGAGTCGGCTCCTCCTCCAGTTCGGCGCATGTTCCGGGACATCAGCTGACACGACTCGTGGGGACCTACGCGATATCCCTTTCCGTGCGGGAATAGCCCATGTAGTCACCGCCTTGTAAACGAACAATTGCGGCGCCGGGCTCGCAATCAGCACGGCGATTGCAGTGAGGCCTTGCAGCCGCTTCGCCTTTTCGGTGGCGTATTTTGCATTGAGTGCATTCCAGTGGCGTGGAATGAGCAAGTGATGGAGCCGCGCAGCCAGCCAATAATCAACCTGAGCCCGGTCAAAGCCGCCTGAATCGCCTCCTAGAGAAGCCAGGCAACCACCCTCATCTTCCGCCGAGCTGTAGAGTTTCTGCCATGCTTGACCTTTCGCAGCACCTTTCTCCCCTGCCGCCAGTGCGGCAACTACTGCACCCGATACGCTGTTGTAGATCATGTCCTTCCCCCTCAATCCCCGGTGTAGTTGGTGCCGCCGGCGCCGCGGCGGTTGTTGGTTTCGTACTGCGCAGATGGACCCTCGGTGCGCGGTGGTCGCTGGCGATCAACCTGTTGCTCCAGCTCACGCACTCGCAGGCCCAGCTGCGTGACAAGTTCTTCCAGTGGCAGTGGCTCGCCAGTGACGGCCGACAGCCAGCCCGATGCATTGCAGCGGCCACACGGCAACTCATAGAAGACGCCCTTTATCACTGCTCTTCCGCTGCAGTCTGGACACTTAGCCAAGACGATCCGCTCTTTGCGCAACGCTGGGCCGTGAGTCTTTTTCATGCCGACACCAGGCCCAAGTCGCGAAGGGCCTGCGCATCTGGCTTCGTCTGCCTAGGATCGCCGCCCCGCAACGGACGCAGGTGCTGAGGGTCACAGCCGGCCAAGTTGCTGATCACCTTGCCGCCTTCGGCGTTACGCACCAGGCCTTCACCAGTGACGATCCAAAGGCCCGGAGCATCCGCGTCGAAATAACCGTCCTGGCAGAAGACGGAGCCGAAGGGCGGCACAAACTCCACGAGCTCGACCGAGCGACCGATATTTTCGGTGACGCTGAAGGCTCCAATGATCAAGGCGAGGTCGCCCGGTTTGAGGTTCTGGCTCATTTTGAATCCTCGCTTATGGTGGATACCGGAAGTGCCCCGAAGCCCGCACGCTCTGCGGCCCGCGAGAGAATCCCTGAATCCGTCGATCTATCGCCGGTCAAGCCGTGAACCGACTCGAAACCCTTCTGATCAAGGAGTGCATGCCACTTCTCCAGCGCCTCACGCTTGCGGGCCATGATGTCGGACTGGATGTACACCTTCACGTTGTGGCCCATGGCGTGATTGATCAGCAGCTCTCCCACCAGGTGGTCAACGCCCAGGTCAGCCCAACCTGTGCGGGCCAGTTTGCGGAGGTCGTGGCTTGTCCACTCACCCTGCCCCATGACGGTGAAGACTGCCGATGCCTTGGCTTCGCTCATGGCCTTGCCCTGGCGACCAGGGAAAACGAACTCGCCGTCATAGCCCTGATTACGCTGGATTTCGCGATAGGCCATCAGCAGGAACCGCACTTGGTCGGTCAGGGGCAGACGGTGCTGCACGCCGGTCTTGGTGTGCTCGGCCGGGATGTACCACTCACGCTCGGCCAGGCTAATGAGGCTCCAGCGGGCCAGGCGGGTTTCGCCCAGCCGGGTGCCGTGGCACAGCATCATCAGGGCCAGCACGCCATGCTGTGGCCGGTTGGCCAGAGCGGTCTTCATACGGCTCATGAGATCCTCAAGGTGCACACCACGCAGACGCGATGGCTTGACCGTGACCTTGGCCTTCGAGAAGTCTCCGAAGCGGATGCCAGCCATGGGATTGGAGCTGATCAGGCCCAGTTTGAAGGCTTGCCGGAAGGCCAGGGCCAGCAGCTGGAAGGCCAACCGCACGTAGTCGATGGAGAGGCTCTCTTGCAGCGGCCACATCAGCTGGCGGTCGAGCAGGGCCTTGTCGATCTGGGCAAGCGGCACTTGCCCGAGGCGCGGCACTAGGTGCTGCTTGATGGCCGATGCACCGGTGCTCTTGCGCTTGGCCGACAGATTGCGGTCCCGGGCCATGCGCTCAGCGAACCAGGTCAGCAGCTCGCCGGTCAGCACCCAGCTCGAAAGGCTGGAGCCCTCGCCCGCTTCCAGGCGCAGGCGGATATCCGGCAGCGCAGCGGCCACCTTGGCGGCACTCAGCTCTGGGTATAAGCCGATCCGGTGCCATTTGCCCTTGATGACTAGGTACCAGGAACCTCGATCGCGGGACCGATGAAACCGGAAATACAGGCCTTTGCTGGCCAGGCTGCGCAAGTCTCGCGCCGACCCGGCGGCCTGCCGGCGGATCTCTGAATCGCTGATCTTCACAGCAGCGGTGTTGGTCATTGCACTACCTCGGTTTTGGGCAGGGCCATGTAGGCTCGCAAGCACTCCATGGCGTCGAAATGGCCGTAGCAAACCACCGCCAGGTAACCCTCGCGGGTCAGCCGCTCGATGCAGGCGTACTGCTCAGGCGAGACAGGTGCCGGCTCAACGGTGGCTTTGAACTCGATGAACAGGCCGAAATATCCGCCGCGGGCCAGCGTCAGCTGCAGATCGGGAATGCCAGGCTTGGTGCCTTGGGCCTTGAGCCGCTTGGCTTCGGCCCAGCTGCGATGGCCACCATTCGGGGTGTGATGGAGATTCGCGTACACCTCTGGATAGCGCAGCTTGATCTCGGTCATCAGGGTGGCCTGCTCGCTGCCCTCGCGATCTACGCGCTTGGCCCTGGGCTTCTTGGGATTGAACGCAGACATGGTTGCCGTCTTCATGCGATCAGCACCCCCTCTATGAGCAACAGCGCCTGGGTGCGCATGACGCCCTCGGCGTGATACTGCCGGGCTGTTTTGCGATCTACGGCCTTGCTGCGCCCGTCGCAAGCGTCATGGCACGCGCTGCAGCACCAGGCACCCTGCAAGTCATGCGGCTTCTTGCCAATCCCGCAGGTGCCTGCCAAGCGGTAGTGCGCAAGGACGGTAGTCTCGGGATTGCCGTTGCACACGCCTGGAATGCGCACTTGACACTCGCGGCCACGCGCGGCCTTGGTCAGCTTGGTCTGCCTCATCATTCAACCTCGCAATGCAGCCATGTCAGTCTTGCCTGACGAAGCGCGCCAGGCTGGTCTAAAGGGCCGTCCATCAGCACCATGGAAAATGGCCGATAGCCTGGTACGTGCACGGTCCAGATTCGTTTCACTGCTGCATGCCCGACCCAGCCAACGCCGCGCGAGCCTGGCGCTTGCGAAGATAGGTGCTAACACGGCGCCGCTGCGCCTCTTTCGCACGGGCGCTGTCTTTCTTGGCCTTGGAAGCCGTCAATATCGAGCGGACTTCTGCAAGCTTCTCCCGCACCGCGGCGCTGGGCTGAGTGCGAACCTCTCCTGTAAGCAGGCCTGCGATGGCCTGGCCGTCAGCAGTCACAGGAGCTATGCGAAGGTCGGCGAGGTACTTGTCCCCCATGTCACGGCTGATCAATTGACCCCGCACGGCGGTTTCAACGGCCGTCACGCGCCGTCCGGAATCGAAGCCCAGAGAAACCTCCCAGGTGACAGGCTTGTCTTCAGCTCGAGCGAAGCTGACCAAGCGCTCGTAAGCGCTCATGAAAGCCATTCGGGCGCCAATCTTGTCGCCTGCTTCGAGGATCGGCTGGGACGCCACCATGGCCTGACGAACCTCGTGGGTGAGCACTACCGTCTCGTATTCGTCACTGGCCGCCAGGGCGATGGACCACGCTTCATCCTTACCGGGCCGGCCATCGGCAGCGTGGATGTGTTTCAGGACCATACCCAGCGACAGGCGCCCGGCAGGTTCACGACGGCAAGCGCGCAGAGCGGCAACGATCACCTCAGGTTCGTGCGCTGACAGGTCTTCAGCGATCAGCTTGGCCCCTGCCGCACTGATGGTCTGGCCCATGGCCTCAGCCGTTGCGCAAATAGCCATGGCCAGCTCGGCGATATCGTCACAGGAAAGCATTTCGTTTGCTCCCTTGGCTGTTCCGGATGGCATCGGCGGCGTCGTGGGCGGCGTTGATGTTTGCTTGGGTCTGCTCCTGCTGGCGCGCCGTGGTGGCGTTCATCTGACGGTTGGTGACCCACTGGGTGTGATAGGCCTCGCACTTGGTGAGCAGGTCACCGAGGTTGTGGCAGCCGTTGATGAGCCTCGAGTCGTTGATCGATACGAAGTACGCGGCGACATGGTGAGCGACGTCGATGCCCAGGCGGTCGATCAGCTGGCCCAGTTGGCCACCAACCTTGGCGTTCCACACTGGCCAGGCGCTATAGCGCTTGCGGTAGGCCATCGCGTAGTTAGCCCAGGCCTTGAAAGTCTTGCAGGTCTGGTCTTTAGGCCCTGGCATGTCTTCGGGGATTTCACACCGGGGTGCACCAGCCGGAACCAGCATGAGCCCCGTGGGTTGCGACGGCGCAGCCGGGGCATCCTGCAAACTGTGACTGGTACCCTGATTGGTATCTTGATTACTGGTATCTTGATTTGTCGGAGATTTTTCCGACCCTGGCTCGGATTTATTTCCGACCTTGCTCGGATTTTTTTCCGAGGTAGATCGGATTTTTTTCCGACCCTCTGTACCCGCCTTCAAGGTCGGATATTTTTCCGACCCATCCTCTTTTTTGTTCCACTGCGCCGCCTTATCGGTCAGCCGGAAAAGCGTGACATTCGAAGTGCTCGAAAGCTCGATCAGACCAACGTCCTGCAGCGCCTTCAGCATGCGATACGCCGTGTCGGGTTTATCGGTCAGCAGCGGCAGTTCTTCGATGATCTTGGCCTTGCTCAGCACGAAGAAAACGCCCTGCTCCGTGGTCATCGCCTTGGCCCAACTCGGGCAGCCGTAAACGAACGCGAACAGCAACGCCTGCTGGGAGTTCAGCCCCCATTCCAAAGCCTTGACCTGATTGATGGTTACAGTGAATTGCATGTCAGCTCCGCCCTACGCTTAGGCCAGGAACGGGCACTGCGAGAAGCTCTGCCAGACGGGCCAGCCCCTTCGGCGTGACCAGAACATCGAACGCGGCGCGGTCACTGCCTGTTTCGGGATCAGGCTTGAGGCCGGTCACTTTGTGCTTGAGCAG